CTCTCGCTTCATATACGATCAGGATCACGAAGAACCAGAACGTCTTTAAGCCGGAATACAATGACGCCATCACGGCGGACCTGATCCGGATGGCCAAGGACATATATATTTCGGCCTGGAACGCGAATAATATCAAAGTCGCGCATGATCATGACAATGCCGTCGAGAGGATCCGGCTGCAGAAGCATGCGGTCCTCCAGTGCAATAACCTCCTGGCCCTTATGCAGCTGGCGAAAGAAGTATTCCATCTTTCCTCCAAAAGGATAAAGTACTGGGCCGGCCTGACCATGGAAGTCAGATCGTACATCAGAAGATGGAATGAATCAGATAGAAAGCGGTACAGCCCCGAGCTCCGGAGCTGACCGCTTCTATATAGGGATGTAGGCTGTATGGATCCGTCGCAGAACGTGCGCCTGCGGAGTGCGAATCGCGGGAACGCGAACAATACGTGGAATGTGAACGCGTCGGGCTACCTCAACAACAACAACGCGTGGAACAGCAATCGCTGCGCGCCGGATTGTGTAAAGCAGGGACCAGATGGGCCGCCCATAGGGTGACCGCGTCCCGAACATTATACACAAGGAGCCGAATTCCCAGCCGGAAGGCGAACAATATCAAAACGACGCAGTCGGCTCCGGGAAGCCGGTACTGCTATAAGCGTTTGAACTATTCAGAGGAATCGCATGGAAGAAGTAATAGGGTTTGAAGCCTTATACGACTCGATGCAGAAATGTAAAAACGGAGTCATGTGGAAGGACTCGACAGCGCATTTTGTTCTCAATGGATTGGAAGAGGTGCTGAAGCTGGAGCGCGAACTGAAGGCCGGAACCTATAAGGCCCGGCCGCCGGTCAGCTTCCAGGTAACATCTCCGAAGCCGCGGGATATTATTTCGATCACTTTCAGAGACCGGGTATATCAGCGGAGCCTGAACGATAATGCCATCTATCCTTGCATGGTGCCTCAGTTTATTTACGATAACGGCGCCTGTCAGACAAAACGCGGGACCGACTTTTCCAGAGGCCGGCTGCGCTGTTTTCTGCAGAAACACTTCCGCCGTTATGGAAGATCAGGATATGTGCTGCAATGCGATATTAAAGGATATTATCCGAACATGCGCCACGATGTAGCAAAGCGGATCTTCCGAAAGAAACTTGACGACTGGACATATCATGCCGTGAAAACGGTCCTCACCGAGCAGTATGCCGGCGAGATCGGATTCAATCCGGGGAGTCAGATGATCCAGATCGCCGGAATATCCGTCCTGTCAGACCTGGACCACATGATCAAAGAGCAGATGGGGATCAAGTACTACCTCCGATACATGGATGACCTTGTTTTGATTCACCCGGACGAACAGTATCTCGAAGAATGCAGGGATAGGATCGGCCGGTATCTGGGAGGAATAGGATTTTCACTGCACCCGAAGAAAACGAAGATTTTCCCACTGACAGACGGGATCCTGTTCCTGGGCTTCCGCTGGTCTCTGACAGAGACGGGGAAAGTCATGATGAAGCTGGACCCTCAGAACGTCCGGAGAGAACGCCGGAAGCTGAAACGGCTTGTCCATAAATGCGAGCGGGGCGAGCTGCCGAAGGCAAAGGTCTATGAATGTTACGCCGGATGGAGACAGCACGCATCAAAAGGGAATAACTGGAAACTGGTCCGCAGGATGGATCTGTATTTGAAAATGCTTTGGAACGCAAAGGAGGCAAATAATGGCACTGGTGAAGAAACTCAAGGAGAGCATTGCGGAAGCACGCGAGAGGGAGAACCTGAAGGCGAAGGTCGCGAAACAGGAAGCACTGCTGGAGTACGTGGCGATCATGACGGATGTCGACATCGACGAGGAGGGCGAAGAAGATGAGTAAGAACTTTGAGAAGATCAAGAAGGCCTACGAGGCCGGATTCTACACGTTAAGCATGCTCCGCGCGCTGATCGGCAAGAAGAACGGCATTACTGCCGAGGAGTTCGAGCAGATCACCGGCGGGAAAGAGTGATGCCGGGCGCGGGAATGCCGCCGACCGAAATCGTGAGTCAGCTCCTCGAAGCGAACCGGATCATGTCAGATGTGATCGACCGCCTCTTCCAGGAGCTGATGATGCACGAGACCGTCGAGGAGATCGACGGGAAGACACTGCAGAAGATCCAGAGTGCGGCACTCATCACACGAAGGGTCACAGGATAGAGGAGGCTGGCATGGACGAGATCACGCGAGTAGAGATAGACCGCATTCACGACGAAGATGAGCGTCAGAATCACAGACTGGATAAGCTGGAAAGCAATCTCGAAGAGATCCGGAAGATCTCGGCGAGCGTGGAGCGGTTGGCTGTGAATATGGAAAACATGCTGCTGGAGCAGAAGAAACAGGGCGAAAGGCTTGACGAGCTGGAAGCGAAGCCTGCAGAGGCCTGGAGCTCGATGCAGCGGACCATCCTGACGACCATCTGTGCCGCACTTGCGGGCGCGGTGGCCTACGGAATCATGCAGATGATTGCGGCATATGCCGCGCATTGAAAGGAGGGAGTATGGAAAGAGAGATTATCATGGAGCTGCTTCAGGCAGTGATCATGATCGCGACGCTCCTGATCACGAGATACGCGATTCCGTATCTCGTATCGCGGATAGGGTCAGAGAGACTGCAGCAGGCCGCGATGCTGGCGCAGCAGGCGGTGCTCTATGCGGAGCAGGTGTATTCTCCCGATTACGCATCCGGACAGGAGAGGAAGGATGTCGTTGTCGAACTGCTCGGAAAGCTGCTCAGAGAGCACGGGATCAATGTATCGGAATATGAGCTGGACATGCTGATCGAGGCGGCCGTCAAGACGATGAACGCGGCGAAAGAAGCGAAACAGCCCGAAACCGAGACCATTGAGGAGGACTGAGGATGAACGAGAAGGACATTACAATCTGCGGCCACGGATCCGGAACGCCGTCCACTAAGAATCTGGAATGGTATCTGTCATACAGATACAGCCGGAAGATGGAAAACGGGGTCCGGAAGAAGCTGATCGCGGTCCGCCGGCTGAAGGCCCTGGACAGCGATTATAAGAGGCAGCAGTTCCATGACCTTTATTCGACCATCCTGGGCCGCAATTCATACAACCAGAGCCTCCGGCAGTTCGTTTACACTCCGAAGAATGGAAGATACTATTCGGACTGCTCCAGCTCCGGATGCGCAACATATCAGAGGTGCGGCGCCCAGATCGGGCTCCTCAACACCGCCGGGATGCTCGGCTCGGACCTTTTCCAGGATGTGGACTGCGGGATCGAGAGAGGACATATCCTTCACCCGGAGCGACTCCAGGTCGGAGACGCCCTGCTGTTTGCCGGGAACCTGGACCGCGAGGAACAGTCCTACGTTGGCCATGTGGAATATATCTATGAAATTCCGCAGGAATTCGGCTCCGGATGGGAGAACGAGGAAGAAAGATGGCGGTACATGGAGGACGGGGAGCCGGTCAGAGATGCCTGGAAATACATCGACCCCCGCTATTACTGCTTCGACGGAGCCGGATTCATGATCGCCAATTCCTGGCACCAGGATGGACCGCTCTGGTACTTCCTCGGCGCCGACGGCGCGATGCTCGCAGACCAGTGGCTGCAGTGGAAGGGCTGCTGGTACTTCCTGGAGCCCGACGGCCGGATGGCCACGGATGCCTTTGTCGCGGATCCGCGCGGCTGGTGCTATGTTGGCGCAGATGGCAAATGGGATGGAAGATACCGCGCAGAGCAGCCCGTTGGCCCGGGCGTTAGAATCGTCGGGGAGCAGGAACACTAAGGAGGCAGCATGAAAACGGTAAAGAGAATCATCGCGCTGGTCATGCTGTGCTGCATGATCCTCACGCCTGCGGCCGCGGCCCATGGAGCTGACGGGAACGGAGTGCCGCCGGAGGTACAGGAGAAGTTCCTGGCCGACGGAGGGAGGATCGAGTATGTGGACGTGACCTGCATGGGCCCGGGATATGATGGGACATACACCCATTGGGACCGGAGGATCGAGGTAAGGGCCGGGGCTCCGGCCCATGTCCTTCCGCATGAGTATGGTCATTACATTTACCATACGACGGCCCCGAGGTGGGACAAGGAACATCGGGACACCCTCCAGGCCCTGTACGACTACTACCACGACATGGACAGGGCGTGCTACAGCCTCGACGAGACCTTTGCGGTGCTTTATGCTGTGAGTTGCACCGGTGCAACCGGCGGCCCGCTCCGCGAAATGATCGAATATGCCGAGGACCTGCTTCTGGAAGACTATAATTAACTGAGAGAACCCTGCGGGAGAGATCCTGCAGGGTTCTTTTTTGTTTGCCGGCGTCTTCTATTTATATAGGAAGATTGCGAACAGGCCGAAATTTGGAACAAATTTGGAACGGTATAAAATAAAGTGAGCGTTTAAGCCAAATAATGGCACAAACCGGACGGGTTCGACTCCCGTCATCTCCATTAAAATCGGAAGACCGCATAGATACTGGAAAGTTGAAAAAATCCAGTATTTATGCGGTCTTTCACTGTGTCAGGGGTTGCACATCATGTGCAGTATAATGCGCCTCATGTGCCAAGAAAAGCACATCATTTTTTGGAACGATTTGGAATGCCGGAAGGAACGGTCAGGGAGGCAATCTGGTTCATGGTGACCCGGTCCATCTCGCGCTGCTTGTCCTTCTGGGCATGAACGTAGATCCGCTGGAGAGTGGCCGGCGTGGCCCATCCGCCGGAGCGCTGGACGAACGGCAGCGGGACGCCGAGGGTGATCGCGCTGGAGGCATAGAAATGCCGGAGCTTGTGAACGGAGAAACGCGGGATCCCGAGACGGTCCTGCACGCTGTGGAGCCGGACAGTGATCTGCCCGGGAGCTCCGCGGTACACGAAGCCCTGGGAGCGGATCAGCTCCGAAAGGTATTCCGGGATCTCGATCTCCCGGGTGGAAGTGGCGGTCTTCCCGTGGTCCTTTATCACCCAGCGCCCCTCTTTGTCCTGGACTTTCGCCTGGTGGATGCGGACGGAGGTATCGGAGACGTCCGAGAGCTCCAGGGCGCAGATCTCCGACCGCCGGCAGCCGAGGGAAGCGAGGATGATCGCGGCCTCATAACGGGAGCCTCTCAGCGCCTCACAGACCGCCCGGACCTCGTCGT